TTTTTACACCGGAACGGATGAGCGAAGATTCAAGGAAGGCTTTATCATGCTCGCCAGAAAGAACGGAAAAACATCGTTCATCGCTGCGCTTGCATGGGCTGTATCAATCATTCAAAGACATTCTGGTTCCAAGTGTTATATTGTGGCCAATGCTCTTAAACAGGCACTCGAAGCTTTTAGCTTTATTAAGCAAAGCCTTGTTATCAAGGGAATATCTAAAGAGTTTAGAATCCGAGATAACAATCAGGACCATGATATAAGTTATTCGTTCAGGGATGAACACGGAAATGAAGATGGAAGTATCCAGATCATAGCGCTTGCATCGAATCCAGATTCACAGGACTCATTTAACTGTAACTTTGCGATAGCTGATGAAGTTGCAGCGTATAAGAAGCCTGCACAGTACAATCGTTTCAAAGAAGCCATGAAAGCTTACACCAATAAGCTCATGATCGGAATAACAACGGCCGGTGATAACATCAATTCGTTCGGCTATCACAGGATGGAATATGCTAAGAAAGTTGCAGAAGGGACTGTCAAAGATGATAGTCTCTTTTCTTTTGTCGCCCAGGCTGACATGGATGAGAAAGGAAATGTTGATTACACGAATCCAATCCAGCACATGAAAGCAAATCCCAACTATGGAGTGACAATAAGACCACAGGACATCCTGCAGGAAGCTCTGCAGGCTCAAAATGATCCGCAGCAAAGGAAAGACTTCTTATCGAGGTCACTTAACATCTACACAGCTGCTATGCTTGCGTACTTTGATGTAGATGAGTTTAAACGGTCAGATAGGAAATACTCCTGGACACTTGAGGAATTGTCAAAGCTTCCGGTCGAGTGGTACGGTGGCGCAGATTTGTCAAAGCTTCACGATCTTACAGCTGCAGTACTTTATGGCAAGTATAACGATACAGACATAATCATATCTCATGCATTTTTCCCACGGACCGCAGCCTATAAGAAAGCTGATGAGGATAACATTCCGTTGTTTGGCTGGGAGGATGACGGATATCTTACGATGTCGAATACTCCGACAGTTGAAGTATCAGATATCGTCAATTGGTTCGTCAAGATGAGGAACATGGGATTCAAAATCAAGCAGGTAGGACACGATAGGAAGTTCGCAAGAGAGTTCTTCCTGCAGATGAAATCAAAGAAATTCAACATAATAGATCAGCCTCAGTACTATTTCCTTAAGTCTGAGGGCTTTAGATATATAGAAAAATCGGCAAAGGACGGAAATCTATACTATATGCACTCAGAGGCATACGAGTACTGCGTATCTAATGTTAAGGCGGTCGAGAAGACCGACGACATGATCCAGTTCGAGAAGATAATGCCAAACCTGCGAATCGACTTATTCGATGCATCCGTCTTTGCTGTTGTTAGATCACTTAACGATGAAGAAAATAAGCGCAAAGCTAAGAGCTGGTGGGGTGATGCATGAGTAAGAAGAGATATAAGAAAAAAAATCAGACTCAAAAAAGAAGCTCGCAGACGTTCTTCCTAACGTCAGATGAAGCATGGAAAGTCTTATGTAGTAGCGGTTACAGGTCACTTGACAAAAACCCTGAAATAATCGCCGGATGCCTTAGGATAGCCGAGCTTATATCGACCATGACAATTTATCTGATGTCGAACGGCGACAGGGGCGACGAGCGAATCATAAATGAACTATCGCGAAAGGTTGATATAGAGCCGACCAGCAACATGACAAGAAAAGCCTGGATGAATGCAATTGTCATGAACCTGTTGCTATACGGAGATGGCAACTCTATTGTTATTCCGCACACGAGAAAGGGATATCTAAGAGACCTAGAGCCTGTAGCAGCCGAGAGATATTCATTCGTGAATGAGACCTACACAGATTATCAGGTCCTTATTGATACTAAGACCTACAGAAATAGCGATATCCTGCATTTCACACTTAATCAGGATAAAACATATCTCTGGAAGGGGCAGGGCTTTAGGATTGCGCTTAAGGACGTTGCGGATATCTTAAGGCAGGCAAAATCAACAGAAAAAGCATTCATGGAATCAAAGTTCATGCCTTCCTTAATCATAAAAGTCGATGCCTTAACAGATGAGTTTTCGTCACCAGAAGGAAGAAAGAAGCTCTTAGATGATTACATAGAGACAGGCGAAAAGGGCAGACCTTGGATGATTCCGGCTGAGCAATTCTCTGTTGAACAGGTAAAGCCTCTTACGCTGTCGGACCTTGCGATAAATGAAACTATTGAACTTGATAAGAGAACAGTTGCATCAATCCTCGGTATTCCGCCGTTTGTTCTGGGAGTTGGCGAATATAAGAAAGATGCCTGGAATTCCTTTATATCAAATACCATACGGCCAATAGCCAAGGGTATTGAGCAGGAACTTACAAGAAAGCTCTTGTTAAATCCAAAGTGGTATTTCAAGTTTAACATTGCGTCCCTTATGGATTATGATCTGCAGACTCTCGCAGATGTGTACGGAAAATTATCAGATAGGGGATTTGTTACAGGTAACGAAGTTAGAGACAGAATAGGCATGAGCCCGAAAGACGGACTCGATGAGCTTAGAGTACTTGAGAACTATATACCTTACGATATGGCAGGACTTCAAAAGAAGCTCCTGCAGGAGGAGTGATTTATGGATAGATTACGAAGACAAGTCAGATCTGTACAAAGCAAGTTTTCGACAAGAGAAGATAACGGTGAACTAAGAATTGAGGGCTATTTTGCCGTATTTAATTCGGTTTACCAGATAACAAGCGACTTATCTGAGTCAGTTGCACCAGGCGCATTCACAAATACGCTCGGAGGCGACATCAGAGCACTTATAAACCATGACACAACGCTAGTACTTGGAAGAAATACTGCTCATACGCTCGAACTTAGGCAAGATGAGCACGGTCTTTGGGGTAGTATCCTAATCAATCCGAACGATCAGGACGCTATGAACTTATATCACCGTGTAAATAGGGGCGACGTTGATCAGTGTTCATTCGGATTCGATATTCTGGCCGAAGACTACGAAATCCGAGAAGACGGCTCATGTCATTGGACAATAAGAGAAGTCGAACTTTACGAAGTATCTGTTTGTACGTTTCCAGCTTATCAGGAGACGAATGTTAAGGCTAGGAGCAACGAGCGCGCCGAAATAATAAAGCGCGAAAATGAAGCTTGGAAAGCCAAAGTCCTTAAAGCACTGAAAGGAGAATAAGAAGATGGCACTTAGAGCGTTAATGCTTAGAAAGAAGATTGATGATCTAAAAAAGCAGCTTGAGGAGCTTAGAAGTACTAATAACTTTGAAGCGCGTGAAGCTGAGCTTACAAAGGCAATCGAAGAAGCTTCTACAGACGAAGAAAAGCAGGTCGTAGAAGAAGAAGTAACAAAATTCGAGGAAGAAAAGAAAGATTACGATGAAAAAGAAGGCGCTCTGGACAAAGAGATCAGAGAGCTTGAGTCAGAGCTTGAAGAGGTTGAGAAAGAGCCAGAAGTGGCACCAGCACCAGCACCAACACCAGAACCAGATGAGAGAAAGGATGGAAAAAATATGGATACAAGACAGTTCTACGGAATGAGCATCCAGGAGAGAGATAAGTTCTTTGCTAGAGAAGACGTTAAGGAGTTCCTTGTAAGACTTAGAAGTTTCAAAGGACAGACAAGAGCAATTTCAGGCTCTGAGCTTCTTATTCCAGAAGTTGTGCTCGGACTTATTAAGGAAAATGTCCTTAAATACTCTAAACTCGTTAAGCACGTCAACTTAAAGCCTGTAAAGGGTACAGCAAGACAGATTGTCGCTGGAACTATTCCAGAAGGTATCTGGATGGAAGCTTGCGCAAGTCTTTCAGAGCTGTCACTTAACTTCTATGATGAAGAAGTTGACGGTTATAAGGTTGGCGGATATATCGCAGTTTGCAACGCAGTTCTTGAAGACTCTGATATCGCCCTTGCTGATGAGATTATCTCAGCACTTGGACAGGCTATCGGATACGCACTTGATAAGGCTATCCTTTATGGAACAGCCGTAAAGATGCCTCTGGGTGTTGTAACAAGACTGTGCCAGGAAGAAGAGCCAAGCGACTACCCAACAAATAGAAGACCATGGGAAGATCTCTCAACATCTAACGTTCTCACAATTGCAGCATCATCAACAGGTGCTAACTTCTTTAAAGCATTCGTTATTGCTGCAGGTAACGCTAAGGGTAAGTATAGCCGAGGCGAGAAGACATGGGTAATGAATGAGAAGACTTACACAAAGATTATTGCTGAGTCTGTATCAATTAACGCAGCTGGTGCTGTTGTAGCAGGCGTTAACGCTACAATGCCAATTGTTGGCGGTGCAATCGAAGTCCTTGACTTTATTCCAGACGATATCGTAATCGGTGGATACTTCGACCTGTATCTTCTTGCAGAAAGAGCTGGTACAAAGATCGGACAGTCTGAGCATGTTCAGTTTATTGAAGATAACACAGTCTTCAAAGGAACAGCTAGATACGACGGAACACCAGTCATTGACGAAGCATTCGTTGCTATCGGTATAAACGGAGCTACACCAACAGCTGATATGGAATTCGCTGACGGCGAAGCATCAGCTTGATTTTTAGGAGGAGATAGATGAACAGCGCAGCAATCCTTTTAATGCTAAAAGCAAATCTTGAGATAGCAACAGCATCTCATGATGCATATCTAAGTCAGCTCATAGAAGCAGCATATAAGTATATAGCGCAGGAAGGTATCACGATAACCAAAACAGTCACAGAGGATGACTATGAGATTGAGGATATCGGAGACTGCAACCTTATCGTTATGTATGCAGCTTATCTTTACCGTAAGAGAGCTGATGAGGGAGCTCCTCAGATGCCAAGGATGCTGCGCTATGCTCTTAATAACAGACTGTTCGCTGAGAAGATGAAAGGGGAATGATATATGCTACTTGATTCAGGCATCTTAAAGCTTTATAGGCTTGTAAACACAGCGCCAAACGGTCAAATGCCAAACGAGCAGCTAGTATATGTCGATTCTGCCTACTATGGGGAACGTACTGTCGGATATAACAGGCAGTACGCAGCTAAAGCAGTGGAGCAGTCAGTTGATAAGCTTATCAGGATCTGGCGAGACGAAAGTATATCTGTAGGAATGTACGTTCTCCTAGAAGATGGAGACCAGTATCAAATTGATTTTGTCCAGCATCTCTTAGATGATGATGGACTTAAAGTTACTGACTTAACGCTAAGTAGATTGGAGAAACATTATGAGCTTAACATCCAAGCTTAGAGCCTTTGGCGAAGCCATCGGAGAATTAGATATAACTGTCTTCCATTACTGGCATCCAAGGCCGGAAGATGTAATTCATTACATGGTCTGGGCTGAGGACGAAGAAGCTGACTCGCTTAATTCTGATAACACAAAGCAGGAACAGGGCATTCACGGAACTGTTGACCTCTATTCTCTCGTTGAATACGACGAGATGATTGACACAATTCAAGAATTCTTAAACGAGTATGAAAATCTAAGTTTTAGGCTCAACTCTACGCAGTACGAGGATGAGACTAAGCTTATTCATACAGAATGGGAGTTCTGGCTGAGGTAATCTTATGGCAAAGCTTACTGTAGGAAACGGACTAGATGAGTATATAAGGACCTTGCAGAAGGTATATGACACAGACAAGTATATCGGTAAAGCCGTTTATGACGGCGCTGCGGTCGTAAATAAAGCTGCCATGAGCGCTATTAGTTCTCTTCCAGTCGATAATTCATATTCTGCTAAGGGCACAAAGCGAAGCGGAATAAGGTCAATTGAAAAAGAAGGACTAATAAGGGGCTATGGTATAGCTAAGATGCAGGATGATAACGGATATCTTAACGTCAAGCTTGGATTTGACGGCTATAACAAACTAGGGAAAGCTAACGCGCTGGTTGCAAGATCTGTTATCTCTGGCACAAGCTTCATGCCAAAGAATGACTTTATGAGCAAAGCTACAAGGTCGTCAAAGTCCGCTGCAGAAGAAGCCATGAGATTAAGAATTGACAAAGAAATACAAAACATAGTTAATTAAGAGCCTTGATGCAAGGCTCTTTTTTATTACAAAAAAGGAGGAAATACAATGGCTAATGGTCAGGTTGTAACAGGCTTTTCTAAGCCATACGTTGCAGTTTATACAAATGACGGAACAGATGTCACTTATACAGACGGCCAGATTCTTGCAAGAGGCGTGTCAGTGTCCTTAGACGTTGAATCATCTGATGATAACAACTTCTACGCTGACAATATTACAGCTGAGACAGCTGCAGGAACATTCACTTCTGGATCAGTAACACTCACAGTCGACGGTCTAAAGGCAGATGCTGAAAAGCTCCTTGTTGGACTTCCAGATGCTGATGATGATGGATTTGTCGCTTATGGCGCAAGTCAGCAGATTCCATATGTAGGTGTTGGATTCGTCGTAAGAGTTCATTCCGGCGGTGTTGTAAGTTACGTTCCAATCGTCCTTCCAAAGGTCGTATTCAATAACCCTTCGCTTGAAGCTGCTACTCAGGAAGATGAGATTGACTGGCAGACTCAGGAGCTTGAAGGCACAATC